AGGCAATTCGTTGTGGTTGCCAGTAAAACGATGCCATACCACTCTGAAATGCCCCGACCACATCACCAACAACAGGAATATCCCTTAGTGTTCTTTCTTTCTTGGGTTTCTTAGTATTCTTAGTAGTCTTCACTGGTTTATTGTGTTGAACTTCTGAGAACGAACAGCTAGGCCAATTGTCACAAGCCGAAGCTGGTTGTGCTAGTCCAAAAACGAACATAACAGCTAGAATTGCCAGGATTTTATTCATTGCACCAGTCCTTCTTTTTTCCTTTGCCACTATAAGGTACTGCATAACCCTTTTGAATGAGCTTCATACTCAGAGGCACACCATCCAGGATTACATCACCTAGAGCACGACCACCATATTTGTCCCATCCTTTTAGTACGACTTTGATTTCTTTGGCAGCATGAACCTCGTTATCTGTGAAAAGTGTTGCTGCGACTCCTTTTGTATTTTCTAGTTCACATTTGGCTCTGAATGCTTTCTCAGGAGTATCAACACCCAGAATACGAACAGAGATATGATCACCCAGTTCTTTTGGTAGAAATGGTGCTTCAATAACTACAGTGTCGCCATCAATGACTCGTTTGACCTTGAAGTCATAAGGATTGGCAAACGCAACTGTAGGGAATAGAAATAGTAGTGATAGAAATAGTTTTTTCATATGTTTTCCTTTGTAAAAAAGTTTGGTGCCAATTGAATCACAGCTTCCCAGAATTTTTGAGCAGCTTCATCTGTCGTATACTTAGGATTGACCACCACACGACCATCTTGATGAATTGTTACAGCATCAAAAATGACGAGAGATGTTGGCACTGATGAGAAAGATATTGTGGTATTGGCGTCAGTTAATCCAGTGTAAATTACGTTATCAGTCATTTAGTTATATCCTCATAGACCCATCGAGCAATACATTCATCTTCATTGATCAGTTGTCTATAAACATGAGTCAGCCATTTGTAACCAGTTAATGTTTGAACCGGCCACCAAGCAAACCATATCTCTCTAGTCCTCATATTTGGCGTATCCAACAAGATCACAGATTTCTTCGATAAATTCATAAGCATTCTCAATCACACGATCCGACTGATAGATGGTTTCGGCGCATGTGATCTTCTGCTTAGCAATGAAATCAATACAAACCCTATATAGGTCGTTCATTTCTCGTTCAGTCATTACACACCTCCATGAACGTCATAGATTAGTTTGCGCATCTTTTGTATACCATGAGGAAAGACATAAACCTTTCCATCAAGTTCAACAGCCATACCTTGAAGCCATTGAACTACGATTGGATGTGATTTGTATGTTTTCATCTCATTTCTCCTGCAAAAGAAACTTATTATTGATTGCCTTGAAGGATACAGAACCATCCTCATAAGACCTATACACAACACCTTCGGCTACAGGATGACTGATTGACTCCACTTCTGACATAGCAAGAATACCATCCAATGTGTGAGTCATGATTGCATGTAAACCAAGATATGGGACAACACGAATTGTAAATCCTAGATCACGACAATCCTGTACAAAGTCTAGACGTTCCATACAATTGTAGTACTCGTGCCTATCGATATTCCACACATCAAACAAAAAGAACTCGTGATCAGGCAGATTCTCACGATTACCCTGAATACCTGGACCCATTAGTTCACCCTGAATAGCTACATTCTTTCCATAAGCACGAAGCATTTCCTCAAACTTATTCTTCCGTGCTACTTTCCAGAATGTATTATCTTCGGTTTCCTGTAGATCAAGATTACGAGAACATACACCAAAGACACCATCCTTGAGATAAACAGTCATTGAAGAACCATCTAGCTTGAGTGTGGCTTCAAAGAGTTTATTAGAATGGTCTCGTTGCATCTGACCATAACAGTTTTGAATACGTTCCTGGTCAGTCTTCTTGAGGAATGATGGGAAGTTACCTTTGGCTTTACCAGCAAGTTGTGGTGAAAGAGGTAGTTCCCATTTCTTCACGCCAAGAAGTTCGGTGAGATCGATTCCCTCGTAGCAAGGAATGACATCACCAAAATTGATAGAATCAAGAGGCAACACAAGTCCCTGGCTGATTTGACCACGAAGCTTGATTGTCTTGAGACGAAATCCATCACCCAAGTGCCGAGTAGACCTGAAACAAGACTTACGTAGAAACTCAAATTCAGGACGAACAGGCAAAAAGGAGTCCACCTCAAAGTACACGCACATATTATCTACTTTGAATTCGCCTTTCTTAGATACGACCCACCATCCATCTACACGAACAGCCTCGATAGCATCAGCACCATCGATAGGCTTGATTTCAGAGATACGACGAATTGAAGCTAGTTTGCGCATATTTCAGTCCTTTTCATTTTCAAACTCTACAGTCATTAGTAATGGCAACAAAATAGACCATAGTCCTGCTGCAGAATTGACGAAATATGCAACAGCCACAGTACAACTAACCACCAAAATAACCATCAATAGGTAGTAAGCAACCAAACACCAATATGCATGGGCAGCATCAGACATTAGATCACTCCACCAGAAGTCGTTTATCCTGCTTATGAATGCTTACTAGATTGCACGTGGAAACTTCCTTGAGATGGGCATAAGTTTCCATAGCCTCATTGTAATCACTAAACTCCAGAGAAAACAGCTTCTTATTAGTCTTTGAATCTACTTCTTCAACGAGCCACTTGGTAATTGTCTTGGTCATGGTTCTTTCTCCCCTTTTTTCACCGGCAGTATGGATAGCAGTGTGGATGATGGTGATAGTGTGGTGGGTATGTTGGATATTCTCTATAGATTAGACGAGGTGGATGCTGATGTACAGGTGGTGCATAATAGTGATGGTAATGCCTATCACGATGTCGATTACGTTCAGCCTGAGCAGCAATGATACCAGCAATACCGAGAACTACAGCACCTGCAATAACAGCATCTTGATTACTATGTGCCTTTGCAGTCGTAGGCATCAGTAGTGATAGTCCGAGAATTGCAGCAGTGATCTTTTTCATGATGTGACTCCTTTGTCCGACATTGATTTATTTATAGCACAGATATACCTTCGTTGTCAAGTGTATATACGACCTGCTTGATATTGAACGTGTTTATACATCTAAAGCAACCAGGACAAGGACGTGATAATCCAAATACCATACTCTTTTTATCCGCATCATGATACTTGATACGACAGATATACAAAGTAGATTTACTTAGTTCATCTTGACTAATATATTTTAGTGCATTTTTGATAGCGGATGTTTCAGCATGTAAATAAACACTATTGGAATTTTTGCCATATTTGGCTTGAAATGGATGAGATTTCATTTCATTGACACCAAAGGCAATAATATCGTTTCTATGGACAACACATGCTGCCAAACGAGCATTGCCTGCAACAGGGTTGGTTATATCTGCTGCAAGCTTTGATAACATATTGATATATCTTGAGTGTTTGACGGCTGCAGGAAGTTTGATTCCCGCAGCCATTCTCGGGTAGGGTATGTCGCTTGTCATGTTCTCTCTCATCATCTTGAACATACTATATCACATGGGTGGAAGACTACAACATACAAGATTGCATAGCTGGTATGTCAGAATTGCATAGCATTTTCTTTGATTTGTCTTTTGTATTCTTCAAACAATTCATTTTCTCTTGTTGATGCTTCAATTTCCCATGGCATTTTATAATAATCATCTTGTGTCATTTCAATTATGTTACCATTCCATTTATACTTACCGTTATCATAACTTTTGAATTCTCCTAATGCCAATTGTTTTAGATGAATCATCTCATGTGCTAAAGTAATGATTTGTTTATTTTCACCTAAAATAGGATTCAATAAGATTTCAAATGATCTAGGTTTCTTTTCTTCAATATCAGCAATACCACAATAACCCCATGTATCGATTCTCATACTTTGAACAACTACATTTATATTAGGATATAATCTGGGACTAAGAACAAGTTTACCAAATAGTTTAACTACATAACGAATATGCTTTTTTGACAGTATATCATTTTTACCTTTGACTGAAATCTTCATTCTAGTAGTTCTTCAAAATTTTGGTTGATTTCTTTGCTCGTCTTAGGAATATTTATCTCTTTGAGTATGAATGATGGAGTAAACCCATCAAATGCTCCACCTTTCTCAAGGAAGTTTTTTTGTTCATCAGCATCATCTTTGAATAAGAAGAAATTGATGACTTGTTCAGTAGCTTTTTCATATAAGCACCAAAAGAAATCATTATCATATTCTACTTGAATGATATCATATCTCATGGTTTACATACTCCTATTCTGGCTTGATAAATCGTTTGATATGTCATAGGATCTTTATGGTGTTTCATCTCATACAAATTTGTTCTCATGATTTCACTAGCTAACTGATAGCACAAATCTTCATGAAACCTATTATATCCACCATAATCAGGAACACTCACACCAACTTCCAAAATCTTTACATCAGATTTCTTTGAATTAAATAGACTATTCATAAAAGCTCTATCTATAGCATAACTATCTACAGCATATGGATCTATAGAGGGTTTGAATACATCTGGTTTATACTTCTCCAGAAACTTTTTACAGATAAGAATAAGATCATCTTCCGACTTAGCATTATCTACATATCCAGAAAGCTTATTCTTAGCTACGATATAATCAATTGGTTCCATGTCACACCTTCAATGATTTGAATTTGCTCTTATGATCCATTACAGGTTTATCTTGTCCAGAATCCACGATGTCGGTTTGGGCAGAAGATTCGGCATCATACAATTTCATTTTGCTTCTGTCAATACCCACCACAAATCTTTTGTTCTGTGTTGGATCATTATATCGGTTCTTAAGCTGTTTGACCATAATTTGACCTAAAGCTTCAAGTTCCTCTGTACTAATCAAAGCAAACATAAAGTCGGCGGTTGCTGGAAGACCAAATGACTCTGAGGTATCTTCCAATCCTACATCAGAACTTACAAATCCAGATCGTGTTGTTTGAGTAGCACTAACCAAAGGTACTTCACATTCAACGGCTAATCCTCTCAATTCTTCGGCAATAGATTTAATATAAGTATAACTGTTAATATTTGAACCAGGCTTAATTCTAGCTGAACAACAAATATTGAGATAATCCACAAAGATAATATCTGGCTTAAATGACTTCTTCAGATTCAATTCATTGAGAAGTGCTTTGAAATGTATGGTAGAAGCTGAGGCCGTTGGATACTCTTTGACGATTAGTTTGCCATTTGTTTTGTTTTTTAGAGAATTAGCTTTCTTTAAATACATCTCTTTAGATAAGGTAAGTAGGTCTTCAAAAGAAATATTCATTAAGTTGGCATCAATACGTTTTGCCACTTCTTCTTCTGCAAGTTCGAGGGTGATATAAAGAACATTCTTACCTTGATTTAGACATGATGCGGCAACATGACACATAAACAAAGATTTACCAACACCAGTTCCAGCTAGAGCAATATTCAATGTTTTCTTAGATAATCCATTTTTTGTGATCTTATTGAAGAATTCTAAATCAAATGGAACTTTTTCTTCAATTCTGTGATAATAATCAAATCGATTTTCAGTTTCTTCAAAGTAATCGTGACCAACATTAGGATCAAAAGAAATAGCCAATGCATCAGAAAGCAATTGAGGAATAGATCCTTTAGATAAGCTACCTTTAGGACTATTCATAATCTCAATTGATTTCATGATGGCATTATAAATTGCCTTATCTTGACAAAATTGTTCTGTAGAAGATACAAGCCAATCAATATTTGTATCACTTGAATCCTTTTCAATGAGATCCAAATTATCATTTATTTTCTTGACTGTATCTTCCGTTAGATTACTGATAGAATCAATCTCAACCTTCAATGTGTCTTTTGTTGGCTGAGCATTATATTTGATGATAAAATTATGCATTGTCTGAAAAAGGATTCTATCCTCATCAGATAAAAAATATTCACTCTTGAGAAATGGAAGAACCTTTCTTGTGTAGTTCTCATTCCTCAAGAGATTTTTCAGAACAATTTTTTCAATATTCATCAACACCCCACAGTAGATTCAACCGTCTCTAGTATCATGGCATTTAAAATCAATCCAATATGCTTCTGAAATATATCGTCGGTCTTGAGCTTGCCTTTATTGAAACCATCAGCTTTGATCAAATCATAATCAAACCTGACTGTAGCACTATCTCCCGCTTGTTCCTTGATTGAGACTTGTGTATATCTCAGAACAATACCTGCATATGGTCCTGATGTCAATTCAATAGGAACAGTGTCGTACTTTAGATCATCACGAAATTTATAATCTTCTCCAATGATCATGGCTTAATCTCCAATTTGATTAGTTCCTCACGATCAAGAGTATTGAGGAGAGATTCACCTACTGATGTTACAGTCTTGACAAATACATGATCCTTCATACGATCAGCTACAGGAAGCTGATTATAAGGAAGAATACAAGGATGTTCTTTCTTCTCTGGATCTTTAACAGGACCATATTTCCAGCCTGTATCTGTCTTTTCCTTGAGCCAAGAGATATGGGAGTCCTCTGGTGTATTGCCATGAATGAGAACACCAATAACACCATTACGAGTGCTGGTCTTCTGCCAGTCTGGTGCATTGTCCCATGATGGCTGAGATGTATCACCAATAGCTAGGCAGAAAGCACGATTGGCTTCATGTCCAGCACGGCAGCAAGCTTCTACGATCTGTTCACTGGTTAGCATTATTCTGTCTCCTCTTCCATTTCGATATGGTTGGTACGACCATACATAAACTCATCCTTGCACATTTCGTCAATTTTGTCAAGCACATCTTGTGTGAAATACTTTTCAGGATTTTTTAGAATGGCATTTTCAAATACCTTATCACCATTTGGCATTTCATATCTTGTGGATACTTTCTTAAAAATACCAAACTTTTCAGCAAGATCAAGGAGTCCATAATATGGATCCAAACCATCGGAGTATTCCAATAGTGTCTCAACTTTCTTGTTCTCAATCGTCAACCGTGCTTTCTTGAGAACAGCGGTTACAATAGCACCAGTTACTTCATTATCTGTTTTATCTTTTTTCTTTGATAGGAATACGATGGTAGATGCAGCATAATCTAATCCAGACCCACCGCCCATTTTCTTTGTAGGAACATAAGCTCCGGTAACATCATATACGTGATTAGTTACCAGTAGAGCTACTTTTGCTTTACCTAATTTAAGAGTGAGAACACGAAAAGCACCACGAATAAGTTGTGCTCTGGTCATATCACGAGTGTCTTTGCCTGCTGAAATATCTTCCATTTCTTTAGAGGTGGAAAGATTACCTAGTGAATCCAGAACAAAGAGCATTGGTGGTTTTTCTGTTTTATCATTCTTATCTTTTTCCATATAACGATCAAGAATTTTAACTGCTTGTGTTCTAAATTCTTGAACAGTGGCAACAGGAATGATAGCAATTCGTTTTGTTTCAATACCACGAGCAGTTAGCATTTCTTTAGAGATTGCTGATTCTGATTCAAAATAAAAGACAAACCCATTAGGATTATCTTTGAGAAATTGATAGACGATGTTTAGGGCATAGAAGGTTTTACCTGTTGATGGTTCACCTGCTAATGCTGTTACCTTATTTGCTGGAATACCACCATATATGGATCCAGAAAGAAGTGCATTAAGAGAATAAGAGCCAGTTGAGATATAACCAGTAATATCACCAGCATCAATGCCGTCTTCAGCAATTGTAGCAAATTCATTTCCTGTTTCTTTAATGAGTGTTGAAAACATATTGTCCATAAGAGTCTCCTTAGGTTATGGTTTCTTTTTTTTCTTGCGTCTCTTTCTCCGTCTTCTCCGTCTAAAGGGACGCATTTCTACAAATTCAAGATTATCATAATCTCGTTGTCTCACTGATACATTGAAGGCAATTAGCAAAAATACCGCTAAAGGATCAAATACAATGATGAGAATAAGTATAACATACCGGATAGACTTGTCAAGTATTTCTTCATTGGTTTGACCATAAACAGCCTCAGCAATATACTTGATAGGACCTAGTTCAGCTTCAATTTTTTTATAATCATTATCATACTTGACCATCTGTGTTTTTAATTCAGTTAGTTCTCTTGTCAAGTTATTTTTTTTGATAACCAAATCATCACGTTTCTTTTTTTGATTATCAGATGCTTTCAATGAATCTTTTGCCAATCCTTTATCTAACATCTTATCAATAGATGTGTCGATAACGGACAACTGTTTATTTATATCCGATATCTCACTTTCTTTATTTTGTATATTATTTTGCAAAATAGTCATCTCTGATCCTACACCTGTGGATAGAGATACCTTTTGATCGATATGAGCACGAGAAAGATATCCAAAGATGCCCATACTTGTAATAATCATAAGAACAAGTATAGCTAAAAATAGATAAGTTCTGAGTGCAAAAGATGCTCGATTCCAGTTGTTATATAACCAAGAAATAGCCACTAGTTTTGATATCTCTAGAACTGTTCCCATTACAACTACTGACCAGAATGCTCCGGAAAATAGTGTAGTGAGACCTGCAATAGAGAAAAAACCAGCAACACCGGATAATACAATACCTGTTATGAAGGTAATGTACGGGATAAGTTTGTTTTTCATAGTTCCTTTCCTTAGGAAAAAGCAAAAAAAAGACGGAGCCATGATGACTCCGCCTTACACTATAACACAAATTTATTAATATTTAGTTAATTTTTATAGATTAAATCAGCAGCTACAGTAGTGTCCCAAATACGTTTATATGACTTATCTGGAAACTCCATATAGATATGATCTGGCTGAATCTGAACTTTTAGTCGATCACGATACATAAAACATCGATCATGCTCACAGATATAACCAAATCCTGCCGACTCAATCCGGCGAATTACTTCATTCTTTGACTCAATAGATACTGTCTTGGTATCACGCATAAACATAACAAGATTGAAGAAATTAGTACGCTCCTCAATGATATGCTGATTTACAATACGTTCACTTACAGGCTCTCGATTTACTACAGTGGTAAACGCAACAGACCTAGAACAACCGGCTAACACAAGTGATACGAGACCAAGTAGGATTAGCTTTTTCATTTATTCACCTCTAGACGACTTGAAACGCATGGAGCACAAAGTTGAAGTTATTCTTAAACTTCGTAAACGTATTGATATATCTCCACGATGGATCTGCTTCTTCTCCAGTCATGATCAAACGAATATCTGCCTCGATGTTCTGTGGAAGCTTTTTGTCCGTCATATACCAGACAGAGATTTCTCCATCTTTTACATCGACAGTCAAAACTTTTCCACCAACCGAATGTTTTAAGATAAAAGGCTGAGTTGCCACTTCATCACGAATAACCAGTTTCCAGATAACCATCACTTCACCTCTAGACGATGTGGATGCTTAGGTACAAACACAATCTTACCATCACGTTCTACTGGAATGACCTCTGACCATGGAAGCCACTGATCATTAACCAACAACATACAACCAGTAGATATAGTATAGTGACTCTTTATGTTCATCAATTGTGCTTTTTGGTTACAACTATTTCCAGACATTTCATTATAAGCTCCTACTCCAAGAGCTACGAATATACTCAAGACAACCAGAAAAATTGTTACAAAGGCTGTAGCAAACATCTTGTCAA